AATGAATATTTAAAAACTATTTGCCCACATGAATTTGTAAATGGAGTATGTACAATTTGTGGAAAAGTCGAATAACTCTTAAACTATATATATAATTAGAGGAGGTCGATATATGCAATATATCAAAAAAAGAGACGGTAGACTTGTACAATTTAATAAGAATAAAATAGTAGATGCAATTACAAGTGCTTTTAAAGATGTAGATGGAGAAATTACTCCATATGCGCTTGATAAAGCTAATAAAATTGCAGAGTATGTAGAGAGTCAAGGTAAAAAGAAGATACTTAACGTAGAAGAAGTGCAAGATATCGTTGAACGTGGACTTATGTCTACAAAAAGAAAAGATGTAGCAAGAAAGTATATAACTTATAGAGAAGAAAGAAGTAGAATTAGAAACTGGAATACACGAATGATGGATAAGGTGGCTGATAAGCTCGCCGCCACAAACGTACAAAATCAAAATGCTAATGTCGATGAATATTCATTCGGCGGCCGCAGAGGCGAGGCTGACTCAGTTATTTTTAAACAGTATGCACTTGATAATATTGTTTCTGAAATGGCACGTAACAATCATTTAAATAATGAAATTTATATTCATGATTTAGACAGCTATATTTTGGGAATGCATAATTGTTTAACAGTTCCATTTGATGATTTACTTGCAAAGGGGTTTAATACAAGACAAACAGATGTAAGACCAGCAAATTCAATTAATACGGCTTTTCAACTTGTAGCAGTTCTGTTCCAGCTTCAGTCACTTCAACAGTTTGGTGGAGTAAGTGCATCACATCTTGATTGGACGATGGTTCCATATGTAAGAAAAAGTTTTTATAAGCACTTTATGGATGGTTTAAAATATATTGAATATCCCGTCAATGAAACAATTCTTTGGGGAGGAAAGATGGATTTACCAATAGATGATAATGATTATAAAGCCTTTCCTAAAGCTTATAAATATGCACTTGATATGACTGAAAAAGAAACGCGCCAAGCTGTAGAAGGAATGTATCATAATTTAAACACCCTTCAAAGCAGAAGCGGAAATCAGCTGCCATTCACTTCAATTAATTATGGAACTTGTACTCTTCCAGAGGGCCGCATGGTTATTAAGGCACTTCTTGAAGGTTCAATTAAGGGTGTTGGAAAGCTTCATAAAACTGCAATTTTCCCTTGCGGAATTTTCCAGTATATGAAAGGAGTAAATGATAAGCCTGGCACACCAAATTATGACATGTATAGATTGGCTTTAGAGTCGACCGCGCGCCGTCTATATCCAAACTATGCGAATGTAGATTGGTCTGGAAATGCTGGTTATGATCGCAATGACCCACGTACCTACTTTAGTACAATGGGTTGCCGCACAGCGAATGGCTATGACATAAACGGCTTTGGTCAACTTAAAGATGGCCGTGGAAACATCTGTCCAGTAACAATAATTCTACCTACACTCGCAATGGAAGCTGGTAATGTTGAAGACTTTATGTATCTTCTTGATGAAAAAATTCATGAAGCAAAAGATATGTTACTTGAACGCTTCGAATACATTTGTTCACAAGATGCTTCCGGCGCGAAGTTTATGTATGAAAATGGAACAATGGCAGGCTATGTACCAGAAGAAGGAATACGTTCTGCGCTCAAACATGGAACAATTGTAATTGGACAGCTTGGACTTGCAGAGTGCCTTCAAATTCTTATTGGATGTGACCATACAACTGAAGAAGGAATGAAGCTTGCAAAGCGTATCGAGCAACTTTTTAAAGATAGATGTGCTGAGTTCAAACAAGAATATAAGTTAAATTTTGGTGTATACTATACACCAGCTGAGAATCTTTGTTATACAGCTATGAATAGATTCAAGGAAGATTTTGGAGAAATTCCAAATGTAAGTGATAGAGATTATTTCACAAACTCAATGCATGTACCAGTTTGGAAAGAAATTTCTCCATTTGATAAGATAGATATTGAATCTGAATTAACAGGATATTCAAGCGCAGGTTGTATTACCTATGTTGAATTAGAAGGTGCAGTACTGAAGAATCTCGATGCACTTGAACAAATTGTAAACTATGCAATGGATAAAGATATACCTTACTTTGCAATTAATGTTCCTAATGATACTTGTCTAGAGTGTGGATGGACTGGTGAAATTGGAAATGAATGTCCAGAATGTGGTTCAACACATATTCAAAGACTTAGACGTGTAACCGGCTACCTTACGGGTGACTACAAGTCAGCTTTTAATAAAGGTAAGCAACAGGAAGTAGAACAAAGATTTAAACATAGTAAAAAATTAAGCCTATGAGTAGATACAATACAATAATACCTAATGACGTCGTTAACGGAGAAGGAGTATGTGTCTCCTTCTTCGTTCAAGGATGCCCGCATCATTGTCCAGGCTGCTTCAATGAAGAAACCTGGGATTTTCGTGGAGGTCAGGAGTATATGGAAAATACAAAATGGGATATTATCAAAGCTATTGGTGCTAATGGAATTCAAAGAAACTTCTCTGTACTTGGCGGTGAGCCACTGGCTCCGCAGAATCAACAAATGACAGCGGAGGTTGTTGACGCCGTGCGCCATGCTTATCCTAAAATTAAAATTTTCCTTTGGACTGGCTACGAATTTGATGATTTAATAAGTCATTTAACCGATGATTTAAAAAAGATTTTATTAACAATAGATGTATTAGTTGATGGTCCTTTTATTGAAGAACAGAAAGATTTATCTTTAAGGCTACGGGGAAGTACAAATCAATATATACGTCAAAAAATTAATAATGCTTGGGAGATAGTAGAATAATGGATAAAATTACTACTAAAATGGAAACCTTAACTAAGGTATATAAAATTTTAAAAAAGAATAACATTAAGGAGGTTTCCTTTGAATTTTTAGTAGGAAGCTGTTTTCCTAATGTAATGGATAATATAAAAGAAGAAATGCGTCGCCAATATACTATGGGATATGTGGAAGGACAGAAAGATAGAAATGAAAAGTAGAATAACTGTACTCTTCATCATCAAACCCATTCGAAGCAAAACAGTGAAGAATAATACTAAAAAAATTACTTATATATGGTAAGTAGTTTTATATAGGAGGAATACATAATGAAAACAATTGCATTAATTATAATGGTAGCGATTGTTTTAGAAGCTCTTGTAGAGTACGTAAAGACTATAGATAATATGGTCGTTTCTAGAGCTTATAAAACTGCTATCACCCAAGGAATTACTATTATTCTTGGTATCGGACTTGCTTTTGTCTTCCATCTTCAACTGTTTAATGGAGCCATGAGTGAAATTTATGAGGGATTAAACATTAATTCTACTGTAGATATGATTTTAACTGGTATTTTATTTAGTAGAGGTTCAAATTACTTTAGTGATTTAATTAGTAAGTTACAAAAACCCAGTACAGTTGAACTAAGTGGAACAGAACTTGTTAGTGAACCGCTGCCAGATGAAGATATGGAAGAGTCTCCAATGACTTGGGAAGAAGAATTAGAAGAAATTAAAGAAGACGAAGAATAATAATGAGCGCCGGAGTGAAATCCGGCGCTTTAAATTTTGACAAAAAAATTTTTTTATGGTATAATATATATAGTGAGAAAAGTATGAAAGGAGTACCATATGAAATTTGAAAATACACAAATAAGTGGTTTTGAAGGAAGTATAAGAGGAATGAGAAATCCTCTTGAATCTTGGCATAAATCTGATAGCTTTTTTGGGATTGTAAATTTAGAATATCCACAAGATAATCGAGAAGACGTTGTGGATTTATGGGTTATGCAAGAGTTGGCGCGAAGTCATAATCAAATTGAACCTTATAGTAAAGAATGGGAAGAACTTTGGGAAAAATATGATTTATGGCTGTGGGATAATAGTGCTTTACAATGGGATAATGATATTGCTGTAGTTGCAGCACTTGGCCCAGCAGATTTAGCATTGGCACAGAAACTTGTACTTGCAGGACCAGAGCACTGTAAGTTTTTAAGACAAATTTTTGTATCGGTTGATATTACGGCACCAATTTATTGGTGGAAAGAATTTGATACATATAAGATTGGTACAACAGCCAATTCTACAAGCACAATGCACAAACTTACCTCAAAGCCAATTACACGTAATTTATTTGAGTTTGATGATGGAGAAAATCTAATTGTAAATAGCGGAGAGGCCCCTCATGGTGGCGAATGGGAGTTTACTTTTGAAGATTATATAGAAGATATAGTTGATATATGTGAAAGTCTGCGTCAAAGATATATGGAAACAAAAGATAAACGTTACTGGCGCGCACTTGTACAAATGCTACCGCAAAGTTGGCTTCAGACTCGCACAGTTACAATGTCGTATGCAAATTTACGTAATATGTATTTTCAAAGAAGAGGACATAAACTTGTAGAATGGTCAGAATTTTGTGATTGGATTGCACAACTTCCATACGGTGGAGAACTTATAATGTTGGAGGAAAAGGAGAATGAGATTAATTAGGCAAACGGAAGAATATACAGTAGATACAGAACAGGCAGCAATTGACCTTATTGAACAGTTTAGAAAAGACGCTGAAACAAAGGGATATGTACTTGGCGCAAGTGGATATACTTACAAGACAAAGAAAGCTAAAGGTGAAATTATTGGCGAAATTTGGGTTTGCAAGATCGTAAAAGTTCTTGGAGGAGTATGGGATGAGTTCGAATAATACAGAAGAAACTAAGATGTATGTCATAGAAGGCGCGCCAGCAGATGAGGTACAGACAATACCTGTAGATGATGTACAAACATCAACGACCCCGGCGCCGAATACGGATAGCTTCAACGAAGAGGAGTTTCAGCAACTCTACGAAGAAAACAAAGACGCAATTGACCTTATGGGCGGTCTTGACATGTTTGAATCTTTAATGGCTCTATCAGATGAAGATTTTGAACAGCTCAAGCCTTCTTTCCTTCAACTCTTTAGAGAAACTATTAATGAAGAAGAATCCAAAAAGGAAATTCTTGCAATGATTGTTGGAGAAAATTATACGCCCGCGCGCCTTGAGCTTGATTATACAACTGCAATTGAAGCTTTAAATACAATTGATTTCCTTAGTCAAGCTAAAATTGATTTTCTTAAAGAAGTAACTACGCTTTCAATTAACAAAATTCGCGAATACATGGGAATTGCGGAATCAGTAATCACGATTCCCTGCGAAGTGGGCGAAGGAATCAAAATACCCTCTTATGCCCATGAAACTGATGCGGGTATGGATATATACAGTCCAAGTGAATATACTATCGGACCTGGCGAAACAGTTATTATACCAACGGGGATTAAGGCGGCAATACCAGAAGGTTATGCACTCCTTATTCAGCCTAGAAGTGGACAGTCAGCCAAAACAAAGCTTCGGGTGGCAAATACCCCTGGACTTATCGACTCGGGTTATCGTGACGAGATCGGAGTAATTGTTGAAAATATAGAACCGCCTTTCAAGGATATAGATTATGAATTTGACGATAATGGAGAAATCCACATTAAATCAATCCTCCATGGAGAAGCTTATACAATTGCTGAAGGACAGCGATTTGCTCAAATGCGGCTTGTTAGAGTACCAAAGGCAAATTTTGTTGAAGTATCTTCAGTTAATGAAATAGGAGAAGACCGAAACGGAGGTTTTGGAAGTACCGGTCTTGAATAGATAAATGGCAAAAATCAAAACAGAAGATGTAAGAAAGGCGGCGATAGACCACAAATGGGAATTGGTATCCGAAGAATATAAGAATTTAGATACTGAATTAGAGTTTATTTGCAATGAAGGACATAGAGTGTTTGCCCCTTATAAAAAGATAAGAGATAAATGGATATGTCCTATTTGTGAGCAAAATCAATATAATAATTTTGAAGAAAAAATAATTCCAAAGAAAAAAGGAATACAACGTACAATAGGACTTGACCAAGCAACGCATCTTACAGGCTATTCAATTTTTGACGGAGACGAGCTTGTCTATGCAGGTATTTTTCGGGCCGGCGCTGAAGACGAAATTGAACGAGATTTAGAGATTCGTAATTGGTTATTACAACTTATATATAGTTGGAAACCGGATATAATAGGTTTAGAAGGAATTCAACTTCAACAATTTAATAATAAAATGATTGGAGTTACAACCTATCAAACACTCGCGCGCCTTCAAGGTATACTTATGGCTACATGCTATGAGCAAAAAGTAGACTATGTTGTGTGCGCGCCTGCTACGTGGCGTTCTCATTGTGATGTAAAGGGGCGCTCTCGCGCAGATAAAAAGCGTTCAATGCAAACGAGAGTAAAAGAATGGTTTGATATAACGGTTTCTGACGATGTGGCCGATGCAATTGGGATTGGCAAATATGTTAGTGAAACACATAAAAAACAAGTTGAAATATTCAACTGGGAGTAAATGGAGGAATTTAAATGGTTACAGTTACAATGGACCAAATTATTGATTTTAGGGATAATGGAGGATTTCTTTCAGATACAAACCTGCCATTAAAGGTAGCCTATAAATTAAATAAGATTAGAAAAGCAGTAGAAAAAGAAAGTGAATTTTATGCAGATAAATTCCAAGAAATTATTCACACCTATGCTAAGATAGATGAGAATGGTGAAATTGTATTTTCTGAAGATGGTTCACAGATTTTAATTAAAGATGGAATGGTTGAAGAGTGCAATAATGCTCTTACAGAACTTCAAGGCTTAGAAGTTCAAATTGAAAATTACAATCTTTCAATTGACGATTTTGGTGAAGATTTACAGTGTACACCAGACCAATTAAATGCTTTAATGCCTTTCATGAATTAAGCAAATAAAAAGAGACTCAATTAAGAGTCTCTTTTTTATTATCTAAATTTACGTACTTGAGTTACATTTCTATATCCTGCATCTTGAACAATTTTCTTTTTAACTCTTTCTACTACTTTATCAACATCATAGTCGTTATTGAGATGGTCTACATTAATATTAATTTCATATGTTGCATTACCACCATATGAATTATTAATTTGACCAGTAGAACTCATCGCATGAGCAAGTACGTCTTTTAAAGCTATAAAGTTTTTAGTATCAGTTGCATTGAGTACAAGTTCTGGTTTAGAATGTGTACCATCAAGCCAAGCTGGACCTGTATAATTAGCCAAACCACCAGTAGCGAATTTTAAAGCTGTTGCAGTTTTATAATTCTTATGTTTTTTAATTTCACTATATGTGTCTGGATTACCTAATGACTTAACTGCATCTGCTAATGTTCCATTACCATTAGGCCAGGTTTTTACCAAATTATAACGAGTTATACCATCCGCATCTATAATTGCTCGGAATATATTTTTCCAACTAAACGGATCTGAACCTCCAGCGCTTCCTACTAAATGTGATAATACGGAAGCTTTACCATACCCAGCTGCAGCACCAAGTTTAAATAATTGGTTTACATGAGAACTTTTAACATTAGCTGGTTTTATTTTTTTGACAGATTGTAAATAACTTATATAACTGTTATATTTCTGTTGTTTTTCTGCTTTTGCTCTTGCCTCAGCTGCAGCCTTTGCTTGAGCAGCCTGTATTGCAGCTGTTGCTTCAGAATAACCTGCATTACTTAAAGTGTTTAAATCAAAACCGGCAGATTTAGCAACATCATAAGCTACATTATTTTGTTTAAAATCTTGTGCCCCAAAACCAGCTCCTTTTAAATCGGCGCCGCTGAAAGAAGCATCTAATAAATCTTTAAAAGTATAGCCTGAATTTTTTAAATTAGCTGCTGTAAAACCAGAAGCTTTTAAATCTTTTGCATTGGTTACTCCACCAGCTTTAAAATCGTTGACTCCAAAACCAGCATCTTTAAGTTCAGTATTTGTGAAACCAGATTTTTTAAGTTCATCAAAACTATAATTCCATGCCTTTAAAGAACTTGCAGTTTGTCCTTCTTTTTTCCACTCTGCAGCAGATAATTGAGTACGCTTACCTAATTCAAAGCTTTGTGTATCACGATTCTCTACATCTTGTAATGCACCAACTGCTTTTGATAAACTATCTGTTAATGCATCACGACCTTCAGTTAATTGAGTTAATAAGCTAACTAAAGTATTAGTATCATCACTTACTGCTTTAAATCCATTAGAAAATCCCGATTGATCAATTGCGGTAACCAAATTCGCAAATTCTGATTCAAACTGATTAGCTAATATATATTGACCAGCCTCGCCCTTCTCATCATATCCTTGTGCTTCTAACCAAGCCTTCTTAATTTCTTCTTTATAAGCTTCAGGATCACGTAACCACATATCTACAATAGCGCTGTTACCGCTTGTGGCTACTTCTAATTGTGCTTGTGCAATTTCAATTTGACGTTCACGCTGTTTAGCTGCTTCATCACCTTGCTGTTGAAGCTTATCAAGTAATTGATCTTCTAACGTTCTTTGATATGACTGTTGTGAATCTGCAATTTCAGATTCTAATTGAGCAATTTCAGCTGCATGACTACCAGAAGTGTCTGCACGTAACATTGCCAAACGTTGTTGTTTACGTGAAATATCATCTTCTGTTTTACGATTATCTTCTTGCTGTCTGCGCTCATCTAACTTACGTTTAACTTGGTCTAATAAATCTTTTAATGTATTACTGATTGATTCACTAATTTTTTTGCTATTTTCAATGTTGTTTTCAATTTCTTCTTCATACCCTTTTAATAAGGTATCTTCGAAATCTGCAACATAATCTTGATATTCTCTTAAAGCATCATAAGTTTCTTTAATTAAATCAGTTTGTTCTTGAATTGATTTGTTAAACTCATCTGTTGCTGAATTTAATTCATCAAGATACTTTTTAATGGCTTCATATGTATTTTTATTATATGGGTCAGCTTGACGATCTTTATTAAAGCGTTCCCAGTCAATATCATATCTTAGGCTACCATCCCGGTCTTGACGCACATTATTTAAATAATTGCGTCCAAGTCTTGCACCTTCATAATTATCAGTAGCCCATTCTATTGTAGCATTCTTAGTTGCGGTTGTGTCATAAGCCTTTGCGCGAAGTCTGTTTAATTCATCTAACTCATCTTGAGCACTTAGCGCTGCATTAAGTTCGCGTTGGCGCGCACCTATCATTTTTTGTTGATTTTCAATTTGCTCAAGTAAAACTTTATTATCACGTTCTAATGCTTGATGCATTATAGTAATTGATTGAGCGGTATCTCCAAAACCAGCTTTCAATTTAGACAGCTGTAAAGCTACTTGAGAACTAAATCTTGCGCGCAGAGATTCATCATGACTTATACGTTGAGTTAAGTTGTAAACTTCAGTAATTTCATTTTCCCACTGATAGAAAGTTTCAGAAACCTTTTTACCCAGCTCGTCCATTTGCTTTTGGGCATCGGCCGCGGCGTCTTTAGCTTTTTGTAAACCAGAAACCAATGGATTTAAAGCACTTTCAGCAGCTTTAAATATAGCTTCTTGTTTTGCCACCGAACCAGCTTTTGCAATTGCATTTCTATCAATTTGATAATCGCCATTTCCATCACGGTAAATATAGCTAGCAAGATTTACTGTTTCTTCTTTAGATTTACTCTTCTTTCCACTTCCTGTACTATAAGAAATTTTTGTCTTGTAAGGTCCACCCGCTAGTTTATTTAAATCTTTTTGATAGCTAGCTGCTAAGTTATCATTATAAGTTTTAACCGCTTGTAAGTTTTTAACTTGAGCTTGTGTATCTTTCGCAATTCCACTTGCCTTTAAACCGATTTTACCAAGTTTTTTATCTATATCATCGGTTGCTTTTTTAATTTTAGAAGCAAGAGTTTCGAGTTTTCTGTCGATGTCGAAACGAACAACTTCTTCGATGGACCAGTTGTTTGGTGCAGAAGAATCGCCTTTTTTAGAGGATTTTTTAGAAGATTTTTTTGAAGATTTTTTGGAAGACTTTTTAGAACTGCTGGATGAACCAGAACCTCCACTATTGTAAGGACCACCACTATCCATTGAACCAGCAAAAATTCCTTGTCGTTTTCTCATAATTTCTTTAGACTGGTCATGATTATATATTACTGCATCTTTTGGTAAATTAATCATTTCAGGACCACTTGCGCCTAAAATCATTGAACGATTTTCACTAGGTAACCAAGCAACCTCATAACCTGTTTCACCAGTTAAAGTTAATCCTCCTTGTCCTCGCGGACCCACACGACCTCTTTTAGTACCCCGTGCAGCAGAACCGGCTAAAGGTATGTGATGATATGAAATTTTATTATTTTGACCAGTATATCTATTCGCACCAGGACCGGTTGCAGAAAGATATACACTATGCTGCCAAGAACCAGTAAAGTGTGGACTAATATTAACAGTTTTACTTACTGGTTTTTTAGCTTGACTTTCAATTGTTTTAATTTTTGGTGTAGCTTGATCGTTAACTCTAATCGGCATATCCGCGCCTTTGGCTGCGGCATTTTTGATTTGATCTGTTCCACCTCCACTAGTAGTAGTTGTTTTTACACTTACTCCCTTATTAGCAACACTTTGTAAACCTTGAATTGCATTTAAAGTATTCTGAACTGCGCTATCTGCAGTAGACACCTTCATTTCGGCGCCTTTACTTGCAGTAGAATCAATAGTATCTAATTTTTGTTGTGTTTCGTCAAGGCCAGATTCTTGAGTAGTTACTTTTTGTACCACTTCTTGAGCCACATTTGCAACTGTAGAAGTGCCTTGATTAATAGTAGGAACAGATTGAGTAGCAGGCTCAGAAGGAGTATTATTTTGTAAAGCATTCCATCCATTTTTTAAAGCCTCACCTAATTTTTGAGCAGAAGAGGCAACTTTAGTAACAAAAGAAGTGTCTTGAGCCGGGATAGATGTTTCTGCTTGAGAAAGTGAATCCCAACCATCTTTTATTAAAGTACCTAGTTGAATAGCACTTTCTTTTACTTTTTCATTAAAAGCACTACTAGCTTGTCCAGTATATGCTGCAAATTTTTCATCAATAACAAACCCTTTTTGTTGTTCCTTCTGCCACCCTTCTGTTGCAGCTTTAGTTAAACTTGAAACAAGTCCATTAGTTATAATAGGTCCTTCTTGTCGAACTTGCTGTTCTATTTTTTCCTGAGCCTGCGCATCTAATGACTTTGTCGGTTTAGAAGTATTTTGAGCTTGTTGTTCATAATTTTCTTTAGAATGTTGCCATTGAATTTGAGCATCTCTTTCTTTTTTCTGTTGTTCTAATGACTTTGTCGGTTTAGAAGTATTTTGAGCTTGTTGTTCATAATTTTCTTTAGAATGTTGCCATTGTTCTCTCTCTTTTCTTTCTCTACTTTCTTTTTCTGCTTTATCTTTTGCTGCTTTGGCTGATGAAGGTAAATATCCTTCTTTTCCTTCTTCAGTCTCCTTCTTTTCATTTTCTTTGGCTTTCTTATATGCTTTGGCCCCATCTTCAAGATTTTCTGTTAAATAATCAATTTTTTTCTGAGTATTTTTTGCAGCTTTATTAAACCAATCGGCATCCTCTGTTCTTCCCTCTTGAGTTGCTTTTTTAGCTTGTGCCTCATAAAAAGTTTTACGACTTTCTTCTGCTGCCTTTAGATTTTCTAAAGTTTTTTGAGTTGTTTTATATTCATCTGCAGTTAAATTTTGGCCAAATTTATTTTGTCCTTTAGCAAAAAATTCTCCTAAAGAATCTGGATCACCACCCTTACCATTTTCACCATAAACTAAATTAGAATCTTCTTTATAAGCATCTTTAGTTGCTTGATCTGCTATACCATGATTTTGTGCAATCATACTAGCAATAGAAGCAACGTTGTTATCAATGCTATTAATAGAAGGTAATTCAGGATGTTCTTGTGAATCTAAATAATCTTGATATAAAGTTTCAAATTCACCGGCATTATAATCCTTCATATGTTGAGCATATTCTTCAATTTCAGAACGATTAAACTGTCCGGTGTCTCCAAATTTTTGAATCAAAGAAGATAAATCTTTGATACCCATATTTTGGAAATCTCGTTTTGTAATATCATTAGCATTAGGAATAACTTTAACTCCTTTTGCCAATAATTTTTCAGTTTCTTTAGCTTGCTCAGACGGATTTACAATACCAGCCTCAGACATAGCATTTTGTAAGTAATCTTTTTTTACATAAAGATCTGTATTGCCACCTGTGGTACTGGTACCAGCAATTGCTCCATTATCAGTACTTAAAGCTTTGCGCACATCGTCTATATTAGTAAAATCAAGACTAACAAACTGTCTACCCTTATTAAGCATAGATACAACATATTCTTCCGATCTATGCATTTGTTCAGCAATTTGTTTATAAGCATCAGGGTTTATATCTCTATTTATATCATATGAGCCATCTTCATTCCAAGTAAAACCTTCAATTTTGCTATCATCTACTTTTCTAAAGTTCTCCCAAAATGCAGCAAACCCTTTTTCTCCATCTTGCAATTCAGACTTCAAAGATAATAATTCTTTTTTAACTAATTCTACATTTTCACCGTTCTTTTCAACAAACTCATCTCCAAGTAAAGCTCTGGCGCCTTTCCACATTGTGGCATCACCAAATTTTTCCATATGGAGCATAACTCCATCAGTTTCTTTAGTGACTTCTTCAAAAATAGACTTCATACTTTGCGCGCCAGTTGAAAAATCTGTTTTTGTTGATTCTTGGAATGAATCATAAGCTCCCTCGGCTGCAGAAATGGTATTGGTCATACCATTTAAAGCCTCAGTTAAAGAAATGGAGCCCTCTTCAGTGAAGTTTTTAATTTTTTCAATCTGATTTGTAAGATATTCAGTTACCGCTTGACCATATGCAGTGGTATTACCTTCATATTCTTTTAATAATGAATTTAATGTAGTAAGAGCTCCTTGAGTATTCTTAGCATATTCTGAAGCATCAAGCGATGAAGCAAATTTATCTTGAGCACTTTCTACTTGCTCCATTGCTGTTGCATATCTACTACCTTCACGAGTTAAGTTATCAAACTCTTGAACAAGAGAGTTGGCTTGTGATTGCATCTCAGAAGCACTTAAATCTTGAGAAGCTATATCTTTTAATCCTAGTGAAATAGCACTCCTGAATTCAGAACCTAATTCTTCATAAAATGGAGACTTTGATACGCTTGCTAATAAATTATCATATACTGGTTGAATTGCTTCATCAAATGCTTTTTGGTCTTCATTTAATTTATCAAATCCTTTAATTAAACTATTACTTAATTCAAATCCCGAATTAGTTAATTCAGCTTGAATTTTATCTCTATGTTTAATAAAGTTTTTAACAGCTTGTTCTTCGCCAGATATTAAAGCATCCATGCTTTCAATACCATATTTTTGAAGCATTTTGTCATCGACTTTAAGTGTTTTACCTAAGTCATCTTTAGTTCTAATTAAGCGAAGTTCATCAGCTATTTTAAAAACATCTGAAGCCATGCCTCCAGTTGTTGTAGCCAATCTTGCCTGTGAACCTACTCCATATTGTCCGTAACCAACACCACCGCGTTTTGAACGGGATTTTGTACCAGTGTAATTACTATCAACATTTCTAGCATTTATTAATTTTTGTAAAGAACCTGTTTTAGTATAGGTATCTAAAGCCTCTTTTTTAATTTGTTGTTGTTTCTTTAAGGTTTCATCTAAAGCTTTATTATTATCTATAATTGCATGGCCTTGAGCATTATATCCTTGAACAATTTCAGGATTAATTTTAGCGATATCATCAACAATTTCTAAATAGCGCTGATATTGTGAATCATCCAAACTTACATTATTACCATTACTATCTACACCTTGAGATAATGTAGCAAATTCTGTTTGATAAGATTTAAGTTTAGAAATATTACCTTCAACTTCTTTATTAGTATCATTAAAAGTTTTAGTAACTTCTTCGCCAGCTTCTTTTACCTTTTTTATGTGTGTACGAATTAATAAAAATGCGGCCGCTGCAGCAGCAAGTGGAGCAGCCACTGCTGCAATAGTAGAACCGGCAACTAAAACCGTTCCTTCTGCAGTTACTAATCCTTCTGTAAATAAATTAATTATACCAGTAGCACCTGATATCGATGCACCTATTGTAGAAACAGCTCCTCCAAAAGCAGAAATAGCAGTACCTATCGTCCCTAAAGGACCCCCTAACTGAGATAAAGCATTACCAAAAGCAGTAATTCCATAACCAGCTTGAGTAAATTTATCAGCCACAGAACCAATATCATTAGCAAAGCGTCCCATATCAGAAACTTTACCTTGTGCCTGGCCATGGCCTGCTATTTTTTGAGCGGCTTTTTCATAATTTTCATCTCTTAATTTATTATATTTTTTAAGATTTTCTTCATCAGATAAAAAAGCTTTTTTGGCTTCATCTGAAGCACCTTTCATATTAAGTTGACGCCAAGCACCCTTTTCCGCAGCAGAATTTGCTTTATCAGCAAAATGTTTAGAAATAGATTGAGCAGCATCATCAGCAAAATGTTGACCCCATAAATCAGGACGACCAATAAGATTCATTCCCTTATCAACAGGAATTTGTCCTTCTTGCATCCCTTTATAAATGGCATTAATATATTGTTTGCCTTCATTAGTTAGCTCTTTAGATAATCCTTTTGAATCAAACCAAGCCATACTAGCTTTTTTCATAGCTTGTTTTGTTCCCGGATTATTATTAAATAATGAACGTTGATGTTTTGCATCTAATTTTCCAAATAAACTAGATGCTTCATCCATTGTAAATCCTTCTTGCCAACTTAATTTTTCAAATTGATTTTTAACACCCAAATAGTCTTGCTTAGAAGTATTTTTTACTCCATTTAATTGTCCAGACTTATCAGCAACTCCTCCATTCTTAATTTGAGCGACTTGTTGTGAAATTTTATTTAAAACACTAACTATAGGAGTTGTAATAGCTTGTGCTTGAGCATTAGTCTTACCTTGTCCAAATAAACCTATTTTTAAACCTTCTTTAACTGTAGATTGTGGATCAACCAATCCTCCTAAACCGCCTATTAAACTATTGGCTGCACGACCTGCCATTTTTAGACCAGTAAAGGCAGTAAATACAGATAAGAAAGATTTTAATGGACCGAAACCTAAACTAAAAGCATCAATTAACTTATTAGTAATAGTTAACAAACCTGTCATACCATCAACAGCTAATTTAATCATGCTATTATTAGCAATGCCCATCGTAAATTGTTGCCAAGCATTATGAAGTTTATTTAATTTAGATTCTAATGAATCCATTGTTTTGCCGAACTGTTCATCTGAAGCACCAGCACTATTATTAGCAGCTTCAAATAATTGCATAGTACGGTCATAATTATCCATCATAGCGATGAAACGAGATTGTTGTCTGGATCCTGCAGCAACGGTAGCTATATATCTTTGTTGAGTTTGACTTAAACTATCCCATCTAGATGAAATATCTAAAAATACTTGATCAAGCTGTCTAAATTGTCCATTGGTATCTTTTAATGAAACTCCAATAGATTGTAAAGCCGCATCTACCTTGTTATAATCAACCTCTTCTCCATCCACTTCAGAAATTTGAAGAGGATTCTGTTTCATTTCTTGAAAACGTGCGACAATAGTTTTCATCGCAGTACCAATATTTTCGGCAGGCTCTCTTGTAGTTTCAATTGCTTGCGCCAAGAATGCTGTGGTACCTTCAAAACTCATACCAGCAGAATGAGCAATTGAAGCAGTACGTTGCATAGCTGTACCAAGTTCTTCTGTATCTGATGCAGTGATAGCAGCCAACTCTGAATAAACATCATTAATACGTTTAGCCGAAGTTTCATTTAACTCCATGTTAAATCCACGAAGCGCCGCAGTCATCATATCTGTTGTTTCTGCATAATCAAGACCAGCAATACGAGCCATCTTCATGGTTTCGGCACCAATTTCAAATGCTTGTTGTTGGTCAAGACCCTGTTGGAAATACAGAGTCATTGTTTCATAAGCACCTTGTGTAGTTGCTCCTAACTGATTAGCCAATTGGGTATATTGAGGTAACATTCCCCACAAATCACTAACTTTATAATCAGTTACAACCGCAGTCTCTGTCATTGCAGCATCAAGTTCTTTTACAGATTGAATAGCATCATCTATTCCTCTCTTTAAAAGATTAATCATATTTCTTAAACTAAAGAAATACTGGGTTGATTGTTGTAATTGACCGACTTGCTCAGTCATAGATAATATACTTTGTCCCGCTTTAGAAACATCTGCACCAGCTCGCTCACTTTGTTCTGATAGCTGAGAAAAAGTATTAATTACTCTATTAATCGCATCTTCACCATTTTTAAAAGAATCAAAAGTTTTATTAGTTTGAATCTGCTCTAATCCTTTTAATTCATTACGAAGCTCAGCCACTTTTTGTACTGCGGTGGGATCCAAGCGCATATTTTTAAAAACATTTGTAAAAAAGTTATCTAAATCAGCTAAATCACTTTTTTTTGCCCCTAATGCTTTGGCTATATCTATTTTTGTACTTTCAGTTTTAATAGATTTTATTTTACTTTCTAAAGCATCAACCGCCTTAGTATAACCTTGAATATCCTGTTGGTTAAATTTTAATTGAACGTCAGCTACTAATCCTTTTAAAGAAGTAGCTCTACCCATTTTATCAATTATACCCTGCGCACTTTCAGTACTTATGCCTTTTCCTTTAAACAACGAAGACATTTTACCAGAAAGCTGTTTTTCAAGACTAGTAATTTCTTTATTAATATTTTTTAATTCAGATAAATCGGCTTTAGGTTGAACCTTCATAGAACTAATCTGATTTAAGTCAACCTTAATATCACCCATCACCTCATGAATTTTTGTTTTTAAAGTCTCTAAGTTCTTTATATCTTTAGGAGTCTTAGTTTCTTTACTTAATATTTTTTGATATTCTTTTATTAAAGGGGTAACTTTATTAAAACCTTTTTCTAAATTATCTGTAATATCTTTTGGTAATTCAAGCTTTTTTAAATCTCGTTGAATTTGTCCAACTCCAGTGGCGACATCACTGACATCCATTCGCGCTCGGAATAGAATATCCATTACTTCACCAGCCATTCCTTTCTACCTCCTTTTCTCCAAATAAAAAATAGCGTTAACCAAAGTTAACGCCATTTCCTACATCCATTCAGAGTCCTTATCCAAATCGTCCTCTAAATAATAAATCTCCAACGCTTTCGACTGTTTTCTATCTCCAACTGGCATAGCTGTTCCACTAAACTTTCCAACTATCGGTTGTGCATTACTTCCAAGCGTTAAATTAAAGTCTGACGTTATTTTCAACTTCGGTATATATATGATTGCGGTATGAGTTTCACCCGTAACGTCATCTTTAATTCGACTTCTTCCTTCAAGACTTACGTATCCATCAAAGATGTCTTCGCCAATTAAGCTAACGTCCGCGCCATTATCATAACCATATTCATAATCAACAATAACATCTTTATAGACTAGAGGAGTTCTGATTTGTGTCTCACTAATCATTTCTAAACCAGTTAATTTTTCACCAGTTTCTTTATTATAAACAAAAATCCATGAACTAATTGGCTCATGAGTTAATGTAATTATTCCATCTTCATTAGTTTCCAACTCATCTCTTTGAGCAATTCTTACTACCTGCTTATCTCCAATAGAAAGCAACTTCGAATTATGCATCAAACCTAATTGAGTTTTTGAAAAAACACCTTGTGTAAAAACTAAATCTACTCCTTCAGTCCGATTCCAAATTACCAGCTTTCTATTTTGATAACCACCTTGGGCCGCAACCTCACGATGAATATCTTTAAAGTTAGCAATTTGAATTTTATCAAAAGCCGCGATTACTTCACCTTCAGCAATTGATTTTCCATTTATCTCTATTATAGAAGTGGATTTTAGCTGCACAAAGTATAGCTCTTGCATTCCAAATTCATTTTCCATATCCTTTATCTCCACACTGGGCGCCGGCCCGAAAATTGAAAGAAAAAACGAGGAGACGTTGCCGCCTCCCCGCCATTAATCAACTATTAATTAGTTACTAGCCTCGCTGCTTGGCTTAGAACCAGTTGCCTTTGAAGCATTGCTTGCATAACCCTGATTCTCTACTTCAGCCTTATCATAAGATGTCAGTACTGAAGCAACTCCCTTATTGAGGTCAGCGCTTGTACCACTGTTCTCATTCAGAGTGTACTTAACCAGCTTAAACATTGTACCATCATCTGTTCTCAGAACGTTGATATTCATTGAGAAAGTAGCTGGGTCACCATCAGCTTCCATTGTCAGCGAAAGGTCCTCTGCGGAAACCTTGCCCTTTGGAATGATGAACTGAAGGAACTCATCCTTACCAGACTGATAGTTTCTAGCGAAAGTATCACCAGTAATATAATATGTTCCACCGAATGTAGAAGCGTCAATCTTAATCTCAAGACCACTAGCCAGCTTAGCATTTGAATCTCCTCTAGCTGCCTTATCATTTGTGCAGTCAAGAATATCAAATGTCATGAAGTCAAAGTCTGTATTAGCAATTGAGCTAGTGTAAGCTACAGGCTCAACCTCAGCACCGTTGTACTTAAAGTAAGTTCCCTTTGAAGGCTCAAGATACATAGTGTAATTAGAAAGAGTAATCTTCCAGAAAGTATCTTCCTTAACTAAATTCTTTGCATTAACAGTCTTCAGAACCTCTTGATTACCTTCGTTATCAGTTACCTGACCACCGAACATAATAGCAAGAGACTTAACACTGAACAGAGCATCCTCAAATGTAGCTGTAACTTCCTTGTTAGTATCCCAAGAAATCAGCTTAACGTTACCCTTACCACCAGTAGCATCAACTACCTCAGCACTCTGCTCAATTGTGGAAACCTTGAGAGTATCAAGATAAAGTACAGGAGCAGAAGGAGCACCCTTAGAGTCTAACTCATAGAATACTACGTCAGCAACTTCTTTAATACCATATTTATCAAGAATACTTGCCATATTATATAGCCTCCTATAAATTCTTAGTCAATATTTTTAATCCAATATTTTGGTTTAACTTTTTTACTATCCGCGCCAGCAAGCAGGGCGCGAATATCAATGTCATATTCTTCCCTTTGCTGCTCCATGGAAATTAGCCAATGAACGCACGCATAGCTCATCTCTCCTATATTAAGTGGAGACAATCCTATACCCATACAACAAATTGCTGCAAGAAGAGTTCCAAATTGCGGTCCTTTCTGACGTTTAGCTTTTAATCTTTCACGATAACGGGCCTTTGCTTTAATACGTTTAACCCTTGGATCTTCATCTGGGTCTGGTGGCTCGGCTGCCTTCTCACCCATTACCATTCTTATTGCATTTTGAAAATCAAAAAAATTTTCTTCCGTTAATAATCTTGGATTTTCTAAATCTACATCGGGATCTAATTCATCCTCACTCTTTCCAATTAATAACATTTCAATTTCTGGAACTATTGTGACAGGCTCATGTACAAATTTCATAAAACCATCTTCAATTTTCTCCCTCATTGTTTCATCTTGATAATAATTCATTAACAAGTATTGAAAAGGTGTTGGAATGTTAGTGGCGCCGGCGCTATCAACGTAGGCATCTTCTAATTCTTCTTGCGTCATAGTAAACAATGACTGATAAATAAGGAAATCCTTATTACCGCATACATCATTTACCGTTGGCGGATAAATTTGACATATGTCTTTGAAGTCTATGGGATAACCTAGAAAAACTCTTTCATCAATCATAACTAGTAATGGCAAAAGTCATTAAATAAGCAGTCATTTCTTCCGAAAGAAAGTCCAAATCAAAATCTCCGCCTTGCATTTTACCCAAACCTTCAATCTTCTTACCTCTAAGTGAATTCTGTATTTCTCCCATTATTGCAAACGGGCGCAAATTGTTATTTTTTATAATCCATTGAGTCATAGGAACAAAAACTTCAATTTTTACTAATACATTTTTAAATTCACCATTTGCTGCTAATCCAGTACCACGTTGTACTGTAACTGTAATAATTGAATGAGCAGTTTCTTTTGGACCAATTCTAGGAATAACTTTAATTAATTTTTCAAAAACCTCATTTTGTATTTGATCTTTTGTTAAATCTTCATTACTTAATGGGTCTTTATCAGTATAATATAATAGTTTTAATAGGTTTTGATTAGCAAATAATCTTTTAACTATTTGCTGTGTATTTACACCTATATCACCACAATTTCTTATACTCATGCTTCACCCCCTCTATTAATCCAAAAGAAATCACTATCTGAATCTTCGGCAGTTTGAATAGGAGGCTCAGTCAAGTCTCTAATATATTGAGGGTCTACAGAAACAAACTCAACTCCAGGAGTAGATTGAATATCATAACCAGTAACTACATAAGCCTCTTTTAATTCATCTTCTCCAACTTCAAGATAATCATCTTTACGAATATTTATATTGCGCGGAGTGATAAAGAAACTTAATTTTAAGTTCTCTGTATATAATGCTTTGTTTCTACTTCTAGATTTTAACTCATCTTTTAACATATTATCTTCTTGTCCATAAAAATATGCCCAAGCATTGCATATCTCACCTTCCCTGTTTTTCCAAGTAAGATAATGAGTCATTCTTAAAACTATATAACGATTATATCCACTCGCCACATAGTCCTCTAACCAATATATCATCCAAGGAACCCTTTCTCCATCTTTATCTGGCAACATTAAAACCGTTCCATTTGGCATATTTAAATGTACATCTGTTAAAAGATAATGCAAATCTTTTGTTTCATTCTGTTTATATGGAGGAAGTTCACCCTCATATTCCTTCCCCTCATATTCAAAATCTATATAATAAACTGATTTCTTCAATTGAAGTTTAAAGTTTTCTTCGCGCTGGCGCTGCATACGTGATTGAAAGTCAATACCATAACGATTTAATCTTTTTAAATATACTTCTTCATAATAACTCATCTATTCTTCCTCCCCTCGCGAGAGTAAAGACATACAATCAAAAATTGTTTTTCTAAAGTACTCATAATTCAGATATCTTAAAGAAGAAATCTTATGATATAAACTATAATAATCAATAGTTCTTTCATCTACATCAAAGCCTTCTAGTTCAATTAAAATTGAATCAAGAAAGCCTCTCCAATCACGGCCGCGCTCATATTCACAAAGTAAACCATATAACTTACTTTTCAGTTTATTATTATATGCTTCTAATACTTCAGGAATATAATCCATTCTATTCACCTGCCAATTTTCTATAATCAAATGGCTGTCTGTTTCTAGAACGATAATATACACGCTCAAGTTTAAGTGCCTTATACTCCTCTCTATCTAAAAGTTTTTGTAGCTTATCAATTAAGTTCGCTTGAGAGAAGTCCCTCTCTACATATAACGGTTTAATATTCTCCCAAGTCAGAATTTCTCTATTAAGCCACTCACACTTCATTAAAGTTGCAAGTATTTGAATCTCCTCGTTGTTTAAATCATCAACAAAATTCCCAGATTCATCAAAATCTAAGCTAACACGAGGAAATTTAAAATTTGGTAAAGCACCTAAAAGAAGTTGGCGCCAATCCGCCTCTACCTCTTCTTGTGTCCAGTTCAACCATTCATCTTCTAACATCTTCGACAAAAAAGCTTCATAAACTTTATAAACGGAAGTCATTTTACCTCTCCTGTGTAGCTTGATCGTCCCTATTAAGTTTAACTGCGCGCATTATATCAACATCAACATACTTCTTAATAATTTCAGATTTATCAAAATCTAAAATCTCATGTTCAATAGCATATGCGGCTAGCTCATTAATCTGCTCAATTGGAAGTTTCTTAATCTCTTCCTTAAACTCATGCAGCGGCATTACTGTAAGATAACGCTTTCTTTGCTCGTCATTTAAAGTAATGATATTAGTTGGAACCTTTGCGCCCTCTGGTTCAAGACCAAGTGCAATCTTTGTTTCCATATCATCAATACCAAGAATTCCATTCTTAAACAGATTTTCAACTCCAGGACTATACATAGCTTCTTCTAATTGTTCAAACGGAATTACTGCAACTGCGCCCTTTCTTTCCCAAACTCTTCTCAGTCTTAAATCTGGTACAGTTAACACAACTCTCTGTGAAACTAAACTTACAACCTTTACCTTCTTATCCATTTGTATTACTCCTTTTAACTCCTAAATAACAAACAGGGAGGGGATGAACCCCTCCCCTACCTAACAAATTATACGTTTGGATACATTTCCTTATAAGTCTGAGGAATGTTCTCATTCTTATAGATTCCCCAATTATGGTAAGCAAGGATAGCAGTACCCAGCTTTCTATAAGTATGAATCTCCATTGACTGGTCAGCATTTACGAAGTCCCACATCTGTGTATTTCCTTCAAATACAACCTTAACAACTCTCTCACCACCTGTAGGCAGTACATAAGCAAGTTGTGGGTCAATCCATGTCTCTACGTTGTTCTCATCAACGAATGACTGTGGAATCTGAACGATTGGAGTACCTCTGAAGAGGTTAATATATCCAGTATTGTGGATAGCATCGATATCCTGTGGATGATATACGCCACCATAGTTACCATTCTGTGGAACTGGAACGATAGCGTCAGCACCCATAGCTGCAACGAATTCAGGTGGAGCAAAGATAACAGCACCATTACCATAGCTTCTAACTGTGGAGATGAGCTTCATCATTTCCTGTCCATCAAAATCGTTACCAACAGTAACGTTAGCTCTGTTGTTTGCAGGAACACCATTCTGACTTACAGCTGCGCGCAGTGCTCTCTGAACCTCTTGATATACAGCATCTGTCTGAGCCTCTGTCAGAAGATTAACGAGCTCAGCCATATTTTCCGCGCCATCAAGCATTCTCTCGAAGTCAATTGAGCAAGCTCCGCCTACTGCATGAGCACTAACTTCGAAAGTACCATTGTCAAGTCTGAAACTCTCATATACACCAGAAAGACCTACTTGAGTAAGGAACTTCTTAGCTCTAGCTCTACCAAGTCTTGTTCTGAACAGTGCCTTCTGGCCTTGTCCAACCTGCTGAACCTCTGCGAAAATTCCTACAGCATCAATAACCTTCTTAGGAACGATTTCATCAGCAGCTTCAATTATAATTTCATAAATATCATATCTGTTCTTCATGAACTGATTTACAGAACCAGCTAACTCTCTAAGTCCATCGCGAAGAGCCTCGTCTACGTTCTCAACAGAGAAGTTAGTTGGAGCCTGACCCTTAG